AAAAAGGCTCAAATTACACGAAAACATTATCAGGTTGGATTCCCGTATAAAAAACAATTATCAGATCATGCAATTAAAGCACCCAAACATCTCTATTCAAGGCAAGATGCAACTCGAATACGCTTTGCAAAACTTTGAACCTGCATACAGCAAAATGGGCTTCGTCAAGATGCTCTTTGAAGACGATTGTGGGCATTTAAACTTTGATAATTTGAATCGAATCATGAAAAATATAAAAACAACTTGACTTTTCCAGCAGTCATGTTATAATTAAAACACACACAAACACCGGAGAAATTATGTTAGACGAGAAAGAGACTTTTCTACGTTTTGGAAAATCTTTTCAAGAAAATCTTTGCCAACTTATGTTAGATGACCGACCATTCTGTGACCAAGTATCAGAAGTGATTGACACATCTTTCTTTGAGTTGAAATACCTGCAGGTTTTCATTGAGGTTTTACTAGCGTATAGAGAAAAATACCGTAGCCATCCCAATCATGAAATTATGATGACCGAACTTAAATCAGGTATGCAAAACCAAGATAAGGTTGTTGCAGATCAGGTTCGCCATTTCTATGCTAGGATTTATAATTCTGAAGGAGTACAGGAAGCGGATTATGTAAAAGATAAAGCAATCGACTTCTGTAGAAAGCAAACTCTCAAGGGAGCCATGATGAAGTCTGTTAAGTTGCTAAAGTCTTCATCATTTGATGAGATTTCTAAAGTTATCGAAGATGCCATGAAACTCGGCACAGATAACAACTTTGGTCATGATTATCACGTTGATGCCCTCAAGAGATTTCAGAGGATTCATAGATCACCAATCACTACAGGTTGGGGACGTATTGATGACATTGTAAAGGGTGGTCTAGGGAAGAATGAACTTGGCGTTGTTATCGCTCCAACAGGTGCTGGTAAATCTATGGTCCTTGTTCACCTTGCAGCCGAGGCTCTTAAAAAAGGCAAGACTGTTGTCTATTATACCTTAGAACTCAAGGATACCGTAGTTGGCGGACGTTTCGATAGTGCCCTTACAAAGGTGCCTTTGAACGAATTGCTGGATCAACAAGAAATGATTATGGACATGATCCAAGATGTTGAAGGGACACTAATTATTAAAGAGTACCCAACAAAGTCTGCTTCTGTTCAAACAATTCGTGGACACGTTGACCGCTTGATTAAGAAAGGAATGAAACCAGACATGATCCTTGTAGATTATGCTGATCTTCTAAGACCAACCAGAGCAACTGGAGAAAAAAGACACGAACTTGAGGAGACGTATGAAAGCCTTCGTGCATTGGCTCAAATCTACGAAATACCTGTATGGACTGCTTCTCAGACCAATCGCGGTGGTCTTAATGCGGAAGTTATTACAATGGAGGCAATTTCTGAGGCTTTTAACAAGTGTTTTGTTGCTGATTTTATTTTTTCGTTGTCTCGAACTGTTACGGACAAACAAGCAAACAAAGGTCGCATTTTTATTGCAAAAAACCGAAATGGTCCTGATGGTTTGGTGTTTCCTTGCTTTGTCGATTGGTCTGACGTTACAATCAAAGTCCTCGACAAAGAAGAAAAAAGCGAAGGGATGCAGTCAACAGGGAATGCATTATCCTATTTAAAAAACAAATATTCAGAATTACAAAGCAAATAAGGAGACGTAAATGGATTTGGAGAAGAAAATACTATCGGACATTACTGTCCATATGAAGTATGCGAGATACATAGACAGCGAGAATCGTCGTGAGAACTGGAAGGAACTGGTTACTCGCAACATGAATATGCACTTAGAGAAATTCCCTAAGATGAGAAAAGAGATAAAAGCTAATTATCAAATGGTGCTTGACAAGAAAGTTTTGCCATCTATGCGTTCAATGCAGTTCGGTGGTAAGCCAATCCAAGTATCTCCCAATCGTGTTTTCAATTGTGCTTTTGCTCCTATTGATGACCCTCGAGTCTTTGGTGAAATTATGTTTCTTCTCTTAGGAGGAACCGGAGTGGGCTTCTCAGTGCAGAAGCATCACGTCGAGAAACTACCAGAGATCCGTAGACCATCGACCAAAAGAACTAGGCGTTATCTCATTGGAGACTCAATTGAAGGATGGGCAGATGCCGTTAAGGCCCTTGTTCTCTCTTATTTCAAGGGGACATCACAGTTAAGATTTGATTTCTCAGATATTCGCCCAAAAGGCGCTAGACTGGTAACTAGTGGTGGAAAAGCACCAGGGTCCCAGCCACTGAAAGAGTGTTTGTTGAAGATTAAAGGAATTTTAGATCACAAAGAAAATGGAGAGACTCTTGCGCCTATTGAAGTACACGATATCGTTTGTCACATTGCTGATGCTGTGCTTGCTGGCGGTATTCGCAGAGCCGCTCTTATCTCTCTTTTCAGTGCTGACGATCAAGATATGCTGTCTGCCAAAGTTGGTAGTTGGTGGGAGACTAACCCTCAGAGAGGTCGTGCAAATAACAGTGTGGTTATTATGCGCCATCGTATTGACCGTGATACGTTCTTGGATATCTGGGACAGAGTTAAGGCAAGTGGATCCGGAGAACCAGGCTTCTACTTCTCCAATGATAAAGACTGGGGAACCAACCCTTGTTGTGAAATCGGTTTAAGACCATACCAATTCTGTAATTTAACAGAAGTAAACGTTAGTGATGTTGACACACAAGAAGAGTACGAGGCCAGAGTCAAAGCAGCAGCGTTCATTGGAACACTACAGGCCAGTTACACTGACTTTCATTACTTACGACCAGTATGGCAACGAAATACAGAGAAAGATGCTTTGATTGGAGTATCTATGACTGGTATCGCTTCCGGTGGTGTATTAAACTTGGATATGAAAGCAGCTGCTAAGGCGGTCAAGGAGGAGAACAAAAGAGTTGCAGAAATGATTGGCATCAACCCAGCCGCAAGAACAACTTGCGTAAAACCTGCAGGAACAACTTCTCTTACTCTTGGAACGTCAAGTGGGATCCATGCATGGCACAATGAATATTACGTTCGTCGAATTCGTGTTGGAAAGAATGAAGCGATCTACAATTACTTGGCAAACAATCACCCTGCCATGATTGAGGATGAGTATTTCAGACCACATGATACAGCAGTGATTAGTGTGCCTCAAAAAGCCCCAGAGGGAGCCATAACACGCCATGAGACCGCGCTTCAACTCTTAGAAAGGGTAAGACAAGTGTCACAAGAATGGATACGTACAGGACACATTAAAGGGCAGAATTCACATAATGTTTCTGCGACCATTACAATCAAGCCAGATGAGTGGGGAGCAGTAGGTGAATGGATGTGGCTGAACAGAAAAGTTTACAACGGACTTAGTGTTTTACCTCATTCGGACCATAGTTATAAACAAGCACCTTTTGAGGACTGTACAAAAGAAGAATATGAGACACTGCTTCCATCTTTGAAATCTGTTGATTTATCAAAAGTATCGGAAGAAGAAGATAATACAGATCTGCAGGGCGAATTGGCTTGCGCCGGTGGTGCTTGCGAAATTTTCTAAAGGAGAAAAAACATGAGAGAACAAGTAGAAAAAATTATTGCTGAACTTCAAGAGTCACTTTTGGATCTTGAGTTAGTTGAGAAAGGAACCAGAGGGTATAAAGCTGCTGCAGTTCGCGCACGACGAGCAACCCTTGAGGCCTCAAAGGAACTAAAAGAAGTCAGAAAGCAAGTTCAAGAAGTTAAAAATTCTCATCAATAATTAAAAAATAACTTGACAAACACCCTCCAACGTATTATATTATTAGTACGTTGGAGTTTTTTATGGAGGTAACATGAACTTTGAACCAATGAACAGGCATCTATTAATTGAGCCTATTGAAGACAATGAAGAAGAGCAGAATGTAATTGTTCTGCCAAATGAATACAAGCCGCAAAAGTCGCCTTATTTGCATGCTCAAGTACTGGCAAAAGCAAAAAATGTTGACATACCGGTTGAAGTAGGAGACATTATTGTATGTGAACGTCGTATGCTTCACGAAGTGAAAACAAACGATACGACACACTATTTAATGCTACAGAATTATGTATTCGGGAGAGCAAGTGAGTAACGAAATTGAATTGTTTGGAGATGGTATTGGAAAAGTTCAATACATTGACCATATGGGTTCGGATCTCACTGTAGTAAATTCTGCCAGAGTATCATTTGGAGTAGAAAAGCAAGAACTGAATGGTCGAGATAAGAAATTAATTAATTACCTTATCAAACACAAGCACACTAGCACGTTTGAACACAATGTTATGACATTTAAGTTTACAGTGCCCTTGTTTATCCGTTCACAACACCACAGACACAGAACGTGGTCTTATAATGAGATTTCTCGCCGATATACAGATAAGGATCTCCGATTTTACGAACCAAAAGAGTTCCGAAGCCAGCACAAGAGTAATAGACAGGCAAGTAACCCTGATGATACATGCAACCCAATGCTTCAAAGGTATAACCCAGCTTGTTCTCACCCAATACCTGTCTTGGCATCCACTATGATAGCCAACCATCATAAGACCAGTGTTAAATTGTTTGACGACTTATTGGCTGCTGGTGTCTGTAGAGAACAGGCAAGAGGAGTACTTCCTCAGAACCTTTACACAGAATATTATGGTACTGTGAACTTGAACAACTTGCTAAAGTTTATCGATTTGAGAATTCACGAAGGTGCCCAATGGGAAATAGTACAGGTGGCAAAAGCATGCTTGGAAATAGCGAGAGAAAGATGGCCGGTTGCAATTGAATCGTACAGAAAAGTCAGAGGCCTAAGTGAAGAAGATAAGAGTTGAAAATTTAGTTATTGGGAAAACGTTTTCAACGCTTCTTTACGCTTTCAGAACAAACAGTCACTGCATTTTGCATGAGGCGCAGCGACCTTTTGAGTTTTGTTCGAATTTTGATCTTTACGATTTTTCTATGTTTGGTGACGTGACACCAATATCTCTATGGGATCGGATGTGCTTCGTAATGAACGCTTCCGGTCTTCTTTTATTCCCAGACAATATACAATCTTTAAGACATGAAGGAGGTCAAGTTGAGATTATTAACAAGAGGAACAGAAACTTTGTTGTTGAGTGCGACAAGGTTCAGCATTTTGATACAAACAAAAGCAAAATTATTGATGTATACGACTATTTTTGGTGCAGAGTTGGCGGCG